ATCCGGCGCTCGCCATTGAAAGCGCCTTCCCCTTTCGTCCAGTTGTCACCGTGCAGTTCCGTGCGGTGCCGACGTTCCCTTGTCCCGTGTTGTCTATAACCAGTATCGAGCCGTCTGCGTTATCGAGTGGTTCTTCGAATGAGAAGTACATCCCGAGCGAAACACCGAGCGCCTTCTCCGGAGGAATGAGCGTCCAGTAACCGGTCGATGAGGTCAATGCCGTCCAGATATAGATATGCCCGCCATACTCGCCGTACGTGCCGTTGTCGTGCATCGCGCTTGTTTCGGTCGGGTCAGTAATTTTGAAGTATGCGTCCTTACCAACAGCGCGCACCCATGTGTACGCGGTCTTGTCTGTCGGGGCGGTTGCGCTTGTTGTCACGCACGTACCAAGGTATGTGTTGCCGGACGTGCTAAATGCAGTTCCGTCAGCGTACGCAGAAAAACGCACGTAAAGATAATATGTCGTTCCATCGTCGCCCTTCGATCCTTTTATCTGTCCAACGTTTGACCACGCTGTACCAGACCATGCCGCACCGTCACCAGCCGCATATGGAGGCGTCGTATTCGCCGCTATGACGATCCAGACATCGCCGATAGTATTTCCCGTTGTCGGTAGTGCTGAATATGTCGTAACAGATCCTTTTAATACAACACTCGTTCCGTCAGCACCGACGGCGGTGAAGATAACAGGCGTCCCCCATGCGCCGCCATCAACCGTTGCGCCTATTATATCAGACATAAATATATATGTCGCCATATATGTCGGAGTAGGCGTTGCGTCTGGCGCTGATGCGAGCCATCCAGTCGGCGGGGTTAATACACCGGTTGTAAAATTGAGCGAGCCACCGGACGGGGCAGTCGGTTGAGATTCTGATTGTTTATAAATAGTCGCCAGATACAAAGACGTTCCGTCTGCACCTGGCGGTAATACAATACCAAAAAGTTCATCCTTTGATGCCGTCGGTATTGCAGCCGGAACAGAAATTGCCGTTTTTCGCGTAGTTATGTTAGGTGTATATTCCGGTATCGTTCCCGTGGTATAAATATCTTCGTTATAATCGACCAGTGTTAATGTATACCCTTCGTCAGTCGGATCGATTCCAGTTATGAGCATTTCGGAAGTGATGGTATCGAATGCGCCAGCATTGAGATATCCGTATGAAAGTATATCTCCCGCGTGAGGTATAGCAGTTGCTGATAATGCAATCGGAGTTACGAAATCTATTTCAGTTACGTACCCGTCAGTATCGGCAACATAAGCCGCTGAGACAGGCGTGCAGTAATCGTCATCGACCGCCTGAATGACAACGCCGAAACCATCTTCAATTGTGTGATCGTATTGGATCGGTTCGTACAATTCTAGACCGGTTATATATGCGCCAGAAGTTATGACCGATTTTATTTCTGCCGAACCTAAACCGATTTTCAAAGACGGATGCTGAACGAGAACTTTACCAAGCGGAGTATAATAAACTCCCTCTTTTCCTACCGATGCCGTCGCAGTCTTTTGGCGAAGTGAATCTATCGCAAGAATCTTTCGGGCGTATTTTACAACGTGATTATATTCTTCAATTCCCTTTACCGTCATTTCTCGAATGATCGAATCAGAGCTACGGGTAACACCATCGCGCATGACAAGGTAGGAATCAGATTCGTAATCCTCGCCGTTGTTCGTATAGTTGATTCTGATTCCATCAACCGCGCGTGCCATTTCTTTTTTGTTGCTGAATGAAATACAGTTCTGTGTATTCAGGATCGCGATAGCGTTTTCTTTTACCTTATCGGTGACGACTGAAATCTTTCCGTAGATATCGTGATACAGAGCAGAATTGCACGTATCAAGTATTGTCGCAAGCAATGCTTCTTTCGTGTCGCCTTCCGTGATCACCATGTTGCAATGTAATGATTCAGTTTCGCAGTAAGTATAAAGCTCTCCGAATGAGTCAAGGTCTATTTCGGTATCATCGCACTGAGAGGCAAGATGAGTCGGCGAAGTGAGAACTTCAAGGAGCCATGACGCCGGATTGCTTGTTGGTACTTTCGCTGCCGACCATGCAGTGCCGTTCCATGTTCTCGCAACTCCAGACGTCCTGATATTTATCTTGTCGAGTTTTTCGTCGTTGCTGAGAGTGGCCTTTATTTTTAACCCGATCATTGTCGATAAAGCCATCTCTTCACTTTCGAGCGGCTTCTCTGCAACAAAGTAACCAACGGCTTTTGATTTGTCGGGATTGTAAATATAGGACTGTATCCACTGGACATAGCAAGAGTCGATTGCGGAGCCGTCGTATTTAGGAGTAATACATTCAATCATTATCTGTATCGGTTCAGTTATATTTCTTATATAGCTATAAGTAAAATCTATATGTGCATTATATCGTAATTGCTGAGCGAGATTCGCTGTAAATATATTAGATGGAGCACCGTTTTGTAAAAATTGAAATAGAGTCCATCCATCAGTGCTTTTTACTCTATAATAGACATCTACGTTAACGGTTCGCGATATCTTGTCTCCGTTTGTATTATATGCACGCAATCCGTTAAACATAATACAGACGTCTGCCGACATCGTATTTGGTTCAAGCGTATAAAATAAAGTTTCATAGTCTGCATCATCATGTTTTTTTATTTCATCACCGGGGGATTGAACGACAACCTTTTTATTGAACTCTGCCGTTGCAAAATTGTTTCCGTCCTGTGCTATTTCTATAACGTTACTTGCGTCATAAAATATGCCGGCGTCAAAAGCGTATGTTCCTTCTTGTGGAACCGTGAGAGCATCTCCCCAATTCTTCAACAGAATATCATCGCAGTACATTTTACGTAAAACTTGTTTATTGAATCCACCTTCAAGGACAAAGTGGTGATACTGGTTTTCACCATACACGCCGGTTATAGTGTTATATCCTCCGATCAATTTATACGGAGTGAATAAATGTTTACCGATTATATACGGCTGTGTTTTCCCAGTTGCGAGTGAATTGCTTGCTCCTTTTATGTAAGGGATATTCGTTATATCGTCTGATCCAATATTTTTAAGACGATCCTCAAGTTCTTCGACTTGTTTTCTAGTCTGATATGCCTTGACGCCTGCATATACGGCGACTACCAGAGCTGCAACGCCTAATACAATTAGTAGTCCTGTCGTAAATGCTCCGGGAATAGAGCGAATTATAATTACATCGCCAAGCTCAAGAATATAATCAGGAGTCTTTTCTTGTCCATTTACGATTATGATTTTGTTTTCGAGTTGTTCTTTTGAGAAATATTCATAAAGCGGCTTCCCGGCTTCAACTTCGATTATGTCATGAGCATCGGAAATGTCTTTATAAAGTAGTGCTTTCATTTTATCACCTCGAAATATTTCTTGTTTCTCAATGCAATTATAGGAGTTATTCTAACGCCTTCATAGGTAGCGTGTATACAATTATTTTTATCAAGCATAAATCCGATATGAAGATGTCCGTCATAATCACACTGAATTATAGAATGTTCTTTCGGAAAATCTATTTCAATAACATTGAGGTGCTTTATATATCCTTCAAGTTCTCCGATATCTACTTTATCGCCTGCATAAACTGCATCATGTAAATCAAGACCGCACCGATGGCAACATTCGAGCGTGACGCCGTAACAATCCATACCGTCAATATCGCGTCCGTTTGTTTTGTATGGTACAGAAAGTAAGTCGTCATATTTCATTAGTTGCCCCTATTGTTGTAATGGCTAAAAATTAAAGACGGAAATGTCATATCAAGCCGGTCGTCTCGATCAAAAGAAAACTTTGCCCGCTTTCCGTCCCATTCGACCGAGCCATAACTGTTATTAAAAGTTTTTACCTCGCTGATCGTCCCGTCCTGCAAGAGACACCCGATAACCTGCAAGCAGATAACGCGATAGGTTTCTATCATGTCGATGATTTTGTTCTGGTCAAAGTCCATTTCCGAAACCGCGATTTCCAAAGACCCGCCACCATTGAAACCGCTTGCATCGCTTCCGGGAATGAACGAAAAAGATGACTTCTTGTATGTGACTGTTTCGTATACCCTATCCTGAGTATCGTTGATGAAATAAAGACTTTCCGTTTCTGCCTTGTCATATAATCGAATGAGCCACGGGAGAGAATATGATCCTGTTCTTCTGCACATCTTTTCAAAATTTGCTGGCATTACATTTCCTCCACGGAAAAAGTCACTTCTTTGTATTTCTGTCCGGTTACGGAGTATGTTTGAGTTGCGCGATATTCTTTTAATCCAGAATGCGTTATAAGATCGATGAAGTAAAAAGAAAGCGCGCCAGACAAGAGTGTATTATCCCACCATGCGAGAAAGTATTTATACTCGCTCAACGGGCCAACGTCGTTCATTCTGATGACGAAAGAGAAAACCTTTTTCGGTACGGAGTTCTTGAGATACGTGCGGGCCTTTCCGGATTCAAACTCGATTGACTCGACGTTCTCGCCTCCGCCCGTATCCATGCCGTATGCTTTCGTATTTACCATTGTTGACCAAGATACCGCCATGATTTCCCCCGTTAATTAGTATACCGTGTTCCGCGTAAATTGTTCTGCATGGTGCGGTATGATTTATTAAATCGCCCGTCTGCCATTTGAGAGTTTACGGTTTTCTCGATCATTATTTTTATACCATCTTCCGTTATCTGTGGCTTTGCAGTCACCTCGTTCGATACAGAATTATAAACTTTGATATCTCCGCTCCCGCCTTTCCCATATGCGAGTCGCTCGAAGGCGGCGTTCTGCTGAGCCGTTAAAATACGTTCGGCTGAATTGACATTCGCCGTTACCTTGTCTCCAACGAAACTTGTACCACCGACGACACCACCAGTAGCGAATGAAGGCGGGATAGGCTTGTTGGCAATAATCGTTGCGAGTTGCGCGGCCCCAGCTATTCCAACCAAAGACCCAAGCGCGATACGTGCAACTGTCGGCAAAGTTGCGTCGGCGAGAGTTTGCGCAATACCAAGCGCTGTATTAGATAATGCTGAAAGTATTTGACTACTCCATACCCACATATCAATCTTGTATTTTTCTTCTGCTGCGTCTCGCTTTATATCGGTCAGTTTATTTTCATATTCTTCGGCGCTGATCTCTCCATCTGCATACTGCTTTTCGAGCGCGGCGGTTTTCAGAGTTGCTTCATCTTCGATCTGCTGAGTTACGAGACTTGAGATAGAGTTCATGATATCTGCATACTGGGTAGCAAAATTATTCGCGATAGTAAGTATCGATACTGCTTTTTCTCGTCTGTCCTGTAATTCTTTTTCAGCTTCTTCTTTTGCCGCTTCGCCTTCAAGTCCTAAAAGTATTTTACGCTTTGCAAGATATTCTTCCTGTACTTTTATTTTATCATCGGCGCTGACGCTTTCGCTCTGCTGAACCTTCATATAGTAGTTATCGAGTATTGCGATCTGCTCGTTCATTTTTTCAGATTCTTTACGAGGATCTGCGGCTTCGATGCTGTCAAGTACTTCTTTGAGTTGTTCTTCTAGGACCGTGGCTTCTTCTCTCGCGCCGTTCTGCGCCTCAACTTCTGCGGATATTTCCCGAGTCGTATTTAGCAAAGAGGTAGCCGCCTGGTTATGCGTAGATACTAGGCCGTTAGAATTTGCTACAAGGTCAACATACGACTGCGCGTATACGCCAAGTTTTTCTTCTGCTGTTACAGACCGGCCTTCTGCCTGTGCCTGTAATTCAAGTTGCTTGAGAGCCTTTTCCCTGGCGGCTGTATTTGCTACTATATAGTCGGCAGCTTCTTTGTTTCGATCAGATAATGCCTTCGCTGCTTCTGCTTCTGTCGTCGCCTTTTCTGCTGCTATCTTTGATTGTTCAATGCTGTTTTTCTTTGCAATGTATTGTTCACGAAGCTGGGCAAGGCTCTTTTCTGCTACGGATAACTGCCTCGCAAGCTCTGCGGCTGTTGCGGCGAGTTCTTTTTTTGAAAGCGAACTATACGCGCTTCCTTTAACCCATCCTTCTTTCTGTACAGCCTGCACTTCAAGGAGTCGAGCCTTTATGTCTGCGACATCTGCAAACGCCTGTTTACCTGCGATATCAAGACTTTCGAGAGCAGCATCCGCTCCCTTCTCTTTTACTTCTTCTTTTGCTTCCTCAAAAAGACGCTTTGCCTTCTTTGCATTAGTCCAACCAGCTATAAGCTCAGTAAAGTATATGCGAATAGGTGACATTGCCTTTTCGAAAGGCGCACCAAGCTCTTCCTTTAAGTCGCCCATTGCGTTCGAGAGCTGTTCGGCGGTTCCGGTTGTCTTAGCGACATCCTTGGCAATGCCTTTATATCGACCGGCAAGAAGCTTGACTGCTTCTCCATTCTTGAGTTGTTCGCTTGTCAGTGATTTTATTTCAGGTATTGACTCGCCGAGCTCACCGGATAATCCGCCGTATGATTTGTTAAGATTTGCTACTGCCGCGTCAAGGGAGAATGCACCAGACGCCGCCATATCGGTAGCAGTTGACATGACAAGCATGATCTCTTCTTGAGTACGTCCGGCTGCCGCGAGTTTCGCCATCATCGGAAGAAGTGATTCGTCTCCGAATGTGCTGTATGATTGTATTTCGCTTGCGTATTCTTTCAGGACATTGACAGAACTTTCATCAAGATAAGGGTTATTCTTCGCGGCGCTCTCGAGCTGTGTCTCTGCCTTGATCTGCGTTTTGTATGCGTCGGTTAAGTCTCCGACCACATCGGCGGCAACTTTGAGCGCGCCAGCGACGGCGGCCACTTTCAGCCCGAGCGCGGCGAATGACTTTCCGGTACTCGCGGTTGTTTTCTCCGTTCCCTTGAGCTTCTTGTCTACGCTTGCAACGCCCTTGTCTATTCCTGTTTCGTCAACCTTCGTGTCAATCTTTATGTAGCCGTCGCTCATAATATCCCCTTAATAAAACTGCGCGTTAAACCGTTCGAGCGCCGCCTTATCTTCTTGCGTCATCTTTTCAGGTAAAGCCCATATTCTTTTCAGTCGCGCAATCTCTGTATTTTTACCAGGCGCCGCACACCGATAACCCATAACGTCATTAAGCCGCGTCCCTGATATTCCCGCAATCATTGCCCTGACTTTGTGCCAATGTACTTGTTTCTCGTAAAGGTCGATCCTGTAACACTGAAGGATTGCCGCGTAAATTAAATCGGAGTCTATCTCGTAATCAAGAACGCGTTCGCCTGAGTCGCCTTCTGATCTAGGCAGTTCTTTCTCCTCGTAATAGAAACCGTAAAGCGCATCGACTCCGGCCTGTTGGTCTTCCGGAATATCGTTGACATATAAATGCGCAAACTCGGACAAGAGTTTGACGTCCTGTCCGAGTATCTGCGCGAACCTGAACCAATATGAATGGCCGGTGTGTATTTTGTAATGCTTGCCGGACACCATTACAGAGTCCGGCAAGAAGGACTTGGTTAAATCCATTACACGATTACGAGGTTCATCGTAGTCGTCGCAACGGCTGCGGTGAACTTGTCGCTTATCTCATGGGTCGCGTCCCATGCTCCGACGACGTAATCCTGCCCGTCGATCAGGGTGAAGACCGCGTTTCCGCTCGAGTCGGTGAGCTTGCGGACTCCACCGATATCGACGCTTGCTCCGACGACGTTCGCCGTGGCGAGTTTAACGTTGACCGTCATCTGGAACTCAGTCTCTGCGGCCGAGGTGAACACGGGAACTCCAGCGGTTACGACAGCGGTTCCCTTGTCGGTCGTTCCGTTAAAATTGATATTCGCGGTAATCGTGGACTCGACGGGATTCATATTGTCCAGAACAAGCACGCACGAGGATTTCCACGCCTTGAATGCGCTTGCGACGTCTGCCGCGTAGAACACGATGAGGATATCGCTATGCGCGTCGTCTCCAGTGGACTGCGCAAAGAACTTCTCGAAGAAGTATTCGTAATCGGGATTTCCCTTGTACATCGTGAGCGGCTGAGAAAGAGACGGCTTGTAGCGGTCTACCTCGGAGGTCGGGGATTCATCGACGATATAGTCGAAGTCCTTCGTCTCCGCGTTCATCGAGATCGTGTTATCCGTGGATTTCTGTATCCGCGTCCAGACCGGGACGGCTTCGGTTCCGGTATTGATAAAAAGCGCA